TCATTCCTGCAAATCTTGCAGCAAATGAAACCCTTCGTGGATTAGTTCCTTTTTTTACAGGTGCTTTAAGGTTCGATCCTTCTTTTCTTTTAAAGTAAGCACGACCTTTAGCATTTAATCCACCTTTAGGATTCTGGTAGACTTTGGCTACCATTATCCAAAAAATCCTCTACCACCAGCTTGACCAAATAAAGATCTTTGACCAATGATACCTCTAGCAATTTTATTTTTACGTTTTTGATTTGCAGCTTCAAGAGCAGCAGCTCTTTCTTCTTCTGCTAATCTTTCAGCTTCCATTTGTTTTTCAAGCGTATCATCTCTAGGTGGTGTATCTTGTTTAAATATTCCGCCCATTATAAATTCTCCTCATCTATATCTTCTAAATCATCTGATATTAAAGATCCCATATTAGCTTCCATTTCATCCAGTAAATCATCTTCATGAGCTTGAAGATCTCTCATTTCATCAATAATTTCCTGTAATGTTTTTTTAGGTTTTGGCATCTTGATCCCAAAATGACTTATATCCTGCTTTAATCAACGCACAATAAAGCTGATAAGGTGTAAGAATATACCATTTATAAAATCCAATTAATCTCATAATAAATGTAACACAGGTCGTATCTTTAATTCTTAGCATATGCCATTCATTTTTTACTGGGCATCTTAGTACTTTAAATTGTTTTAAATACCCAAGCATAGATTCAAGTTCTTTTTTTTCTAGGAATGATAATCTAATTCCTGCATGAGTAAATTCTAAATGAACCCATATATCATTTTTGGAATTATAAGATAAAGCTCCACAATGTTTAAATCCTTTTTTAAGGAATCTTAACCATTCTGGATAAGGATGATCACTAGCTTCATAAAAATATATTAACCATTCTTCTTGAACAGATCCCATACTTGCCTTTTTCTTGGTTTATGTTTTGCAAAGACATCCCATTCTTTTTTAGCAACAGTTACTTTCTTAGTAGGTTGTCCAGATAAAATAGTTCTACCTTCACCAGCTCCCATCATTAAATATTGAAGTGCATCATGAACGTGGGAGTATCTATTCTTTAAAGGTTTTTCATCATATCTATCTCCAGATACTTGTAATCTTCTATAATGATAACCACCATTAAAACCTTTTTTAAGAGTAATACATTTTTTGTCTAGCAATAAACCAGGTTTACCATCAAGTAATCTACATAATGCTGAATCTACAGCTTCTATTCTAAGTGCAACATCATTAGATGGAGCTGGACTAGCTTTTAATCCATTCTGTCGCATAATTTGAAATGGAGTTCTTTCATCTGTTTGAGATCTAAAATCTCCAGCAGGATCTCCGTAAATATGTATTTCCATACCTTTATAATTTTTTGCTATTTCTGTTCTTAATAATTCAGAAAATCTAATTACACCCATATCAAAACATACAAGCTCATTTAATAAATTCCATCTACCTGTAACTAATCTTTGTCCAAAAACAGCAGCAGGAGTTAAACCAAAGTCAACTCCAATATAAATTGGTTGATAAGGATTAACTTCTAAGTCTTCAGCAGCGCAATGTATTTCTTGTTTAAAGTTTGGATAAACAGGTTTACCTTCTTCAATAGATCCAAGTTTATTTAAAACATAAACATCAATCCATCCTTTTGTTTTACCTCTAATAATATTAGGATAATAATTTTCTGTAAGATTAGATTTGTTTTCTGCTTTTTCATTAAACTCATAACCAGTAATACTTCCATTTTCTTTTTGTTCTAACATAGCAGATGGTTGAGTATAAAAACTCCAGTTATCTGGTTTGATTAACATTAAAGCTTCATCTCTAGAAATATGATCTGGTACTGGAACATCAGCTGCCATTATGGGCCACCAATGATCTTCTTCTGGTGCATTGGTATCTGCAATAACTCCATACCAAGTAGCACCACCATCTCTCATAGATGGAAATCTTCCTACCCTCATTGTACAAGCATCTATAATTGATTTAGGTATTTCTCTAGCTTCATTAACCCAAACACCAGTAAGCTCTAAAGATAATAATTTCTTTACATCTTCCGGTCTATCAAGAGCTAAGAATATAACTTCTACATCTAAATCACCTTTAACTATTCTATGAGTATAAGGTACACTCCAGGCAAAGTTTCCCCAAGTATCTTCTGGAAACCAATCTAACCAAGTTTTAATTGTAGTAGTTCTTAATTGTGGATTAGTATTTCTAATTACTGCCCATCTTGATTTACGTTTGCCTTCTTTGTTTTTTTCTTGCAATAAACATCTTCTAAATATTTCAACACAACAAGCAACAGATTTACCAGATCCAACTGGCCCTCTTAATCCTCTAAAGAAGTCATTAGACTTCATAAATTGTTTGAGTGTTATACCTTCTGGCTTGTAATCAAATTTAGTCGACATTCTTACCTACATTTTCCTTTAACAGATTATAAACTGTTTCTTCACCAAAAGCTTCAACAAGTTTATCTGCCTCATAGTCTGTAATCATATGAGTAGGATAATGTGCAAGATGTACTCTTTTAACAATAGTTCTTAATCTTCTTCGATCTTTTAAACTTAAAGTATTGATGAACGACATTCTTCTTCCTTAACTTTTTGTTTAACAATTTCTAAAATTTCAGTTTCTGTTCCATATTGTTTTTCAAAAGATTTTTTTGACATATGAATTGAAAACTGACCTTGATGATGGTCATAACATAAAGGTATTACATGAAAATGAGAAGTTCTTCTTCCCATTCCAGTTCCTTTTGGTCTTATGTGATGTAAGGAAGCAGGTCGTTGACATACATAGCAGCCAAGACTTGCTACCTTATCCATCCATATTTTTTCTTCTTTGGTTGCCATTACTTCTTTTTTTTAGAAGCCATTATTTTCTTTTTTAAAGCAGTTGGTAATGTTTGTTGTTTTTTACTTAAACTCCCTCTTTTTGAGGTGTTTCCTTTTTTTCCATAAGCCATATTTGCTCCTCTGTTATTTCTTCATAAGTTGATCTACATCCATCTGGTGTGGCAGCACTTGCCATTTGTATTGCTTGTATATCATTATCTGCAGAATATACAATCTCTCTTTTAAGAGTGTCATCTTTCCATATATTTACTTTGTAATTCATATTTCCTCCTATTTAAATGAAAGAAACGAACCTATAGAATAAAAAAAAATTTTTAAACGCACCAATAATTTATTGTGGTTTTCCTTGACCTCTATATTTTTTAAAGGATCTTTTCTTAGATTTGTTCATACTAGACTTCTTTGGATTTCTTCCTATGGATGTCTTCTTTGGTATTCGTTCATGTACTAACTTGTTTAAATCAAACTTTGCTTTTGCCATGTGCTTTTTTTAACCTCTGTTGTCTGTGACACTTCCCTCGTCAGCTAAAGCTGATGAATTTTGCCCCCACCCTCCGAATCTGGCGATTCTAACTGTGTGGGTGCATACCAACGCCTCACGATAGATCGATATTAATTTTAATATCTCCTTGAATATTGTGAGCTACCTTATCTGGAGCTCTTAGTCCTACTCTATCTAGTATATCGCGAGAAGCTTCTAACTGAACGTACTCGCTTCTAGCTGAGGTAGACAGCTCGATAAGTCTTTTACTCGCACTTACTGCGCCAAGTCCAAGAGTTTGTGCTATCCTTGATTGCATATACTGTTGTACCTTTGGTAAACGTAGTGTGCGAGAAGCACTTACTCTCCCTGCTTCTTTACTTCCTTTCGTTGAATAACCTGCCTTTTCAGCAGCATCCTTTATACTACATCCTGTTGCTACGATAGTATCAACTAACTGTCTTTGCTTTTCTGTTAGATCATCTTTCATACACTATTATAATTCTACCCCTAACTGAACGTAGGCTTAGAATTTCTCCTTGTCAACAATTATTATGACACTTTAGTGTTCGTTTAAACTCACAATACTATATCTTGTATGTGCGACTTACAGGCTCTAGTGCTGCGCACCCAAGCCCTTCGGTCTTGTCCCTTTGGGTAACGATCCTGGTCGCTTGACGCTCGTTCCACTCGCTTTGGTGGAATAGGCATCCGCCTATGCTATTGACCCCATACGCAATTTTACTTCGTAAACCGTTCGCTGTTGCTCACTATTGCTATGGGTCCCCCACCACACACGTGGTTACAGGTGCTTGTATCATGAGTTTGCCTCAATGAACAGTGCTAGGGACATCAGCGCCGCACCTAAAGGTGCCAAGCCCTACGGGTGCGCTGTGTCGCACTGTGTCATTGAGCTTTGCCTCATGATGACTGCACCCCTGTCCACGAGCGATGGTGCTTGTTGGATGTTAATTAATAGTCAAACAAAAGGAGATACTTATGGACTATGTTAAATACTATGAGTTAGTTGTAGATGAAACTAATAAGATGAGAGTTAATGAGTTGTTAACTCTAAGAGAAGAAGCTATTTATAAAGGTGAAACTGATAAAGTAGCTGAAATAAATGCTGAGTTAAATCAAGTAACAAAAGGAGATGTTTATGCACAGTAGTGAATTAAGAGATATTGATTATTCTGATAATAGAATAGATAATATGGCAGATGTATTAGATTCTGTTGATATTAATGCTGGTATGTCAGCATTTTTCAACAGTATAATATTGCCATTTGCTGATAGCCCAGATTGGGAAAAGTTGGCAGAATGGAACTGCAATTCAATCTATGGTGTATTTTCTAGACATTTAGAAGCTTGTCAAAACTCACTAGATAAAACAGTGGGTTTATTAAAACAAGCTATGTCAGAAGATGTAGGTACTGAAATATCAACTAACAAGATTGATAAGTTGTTATTCAGAAGAAATGCACAAGAGTTAAATATCAAAAGAGCTGAAATGATATTGGATGCTTTTAAGCTAAAATATGAAACTTCATTTAGCAAAAAGTATATACCAATGAGCAAGTCAGCTGTTAAAGATGTAACTTCTAGTCAAGTTAAA